ACGCAGATTTGTTAAGAATACAAGCTATTGAATTTAATGACCAGATTAGAAAATCAGCATATTCATTTGATATTAAAAATAATCAACTAAGAGTATTTCCAATACCAACAGAATCAGGTTCACTTTGGGTGGACTATGTGTTGACATCAGATAGAGATAATCCATTAAGAACAAGATTTAGTGGTTCAAATGATGATACGATAGTATCTGATTATTCAAATGTAAACTACGACTTTATGAAATATTCAAATATAAATGATGTAGGTAAACAATGGATAAGAAAATACACATTAGCATTATCAAAAGAATTATTAGGTATTATTCGTTCTAAATATGGTAATATTCCTATTCCAAATGCAGAAGTTTCACTTGACGGAGAAACACTAAGAGCTGAAGCGACTGCTGAAAAAGAACAATTAATAGAACAATTAAGAGAAAATTTAGAACAAACAAGTCGTAAGGCACTTATGGAAGCTCAAAGAGACGAGGGAGAGTTTCAACAAGAAACCCTTAGAAAAGTTCCTTACCCAATCTACATAGGATAATCAAATGCCACAAAGATTTTATGGAAACAAAGATTTGGCAACCTTTGAAAAGTTCAATAGAGAACTTGTAGGTGAACCAAATATTGACGATTGCGGGATTATAGACCAGTTTGTAATTCTTTACAGAACTTCAGTATATGATACAGAAACCAATATGTATGGAGAAGCATCAGAAGGTAAAGTTTATAAACAAGGTGTCAAACTTCCTTGTATTGTTGATGCGGAAGATTTTAATTTTGAATATACTGACTTTGGACCAGACAATTCACAATCGGTAAAATTTGCATTTCAAAGAGCATACTTAGTTGAAGTAGATTTAAAGCCAGACATTGGTGATATATTGAAATGGAACGAGGGTTATTTTGAAATCAAAGACTACAATGAAAATCAGTTAATTGGTGGAGACCCAACAAAATCACACTCAATCGTAGTGTCAGCAAATCTAACAAGAATGCCAACCACAAACTTAGAAGAGTATAGAGGATATTAATGGCAAGAAGAAAACCAATACCAAGAAGTCAAAGAAAAGAATTCAATCGTGGGACTAAACTTAGTCGTAATTCCGTAGGAGCAAAAGATGATGTAAAAAATGTATCAGTTGGTATTATGGATATGGATTCTGCCATTATGTATTACTTCAATGAAGTAATTAAACCTGAGGTAGAAGTCAACAAAGAAAAAGTTAAAGTTCCTTGTATTTATGCATCACCTGAAAGGTGGGTAACAATTTCTAAACAAGGTTATCTAAGAGATAAAAAAAGACAAATTATTGTTCCATTGATTGTATTTAAACGAACAGGTATGAGTCGTGATGATAATATGCCGGTTGATAAGTTAGATGCAAACGAACCAAATTTATTTTATTCTTTTGAAAAAAAATTCACACAACACAATCGTTATGACAAATTTTCAGTTCAACAAAACTTATCACCTGGTAGAGAATACTACAATGTAGCTATGCCTGACTATGTGCAGTTGTCATATGAATTTACCATATGGACTTCTTACATAGAACAAATGAATAAGATTGTTGAAAAAATTAATTATTCGGACGGAGCATATTGGGGTGAACCAGGTAAAATGAGATTTAGAACTCGTATTGAAAGTTTTTCAGACGCAAGTTCAATAGACGGAGAAAGATTAATAAAAACAACATTTAGTATGACACTAAATGGATATATTGTTCCAGAACATTATAATAGTGTTTCAACCACTCAAAAGTATTTAACACCTAAAAAAATCATTATAAGAGAAGATGCAGACCAAACAATAGTAGATGATAGAGGAAGAGTTTCATTAGGTTCAAATGCAGCGGTTGAGGGTGGAGAGTCTACTAAGGATATATTTTCAATATCAGTATCAAAGAAATTAACACTTACACAAGGAACAGGTGTAACCATATCCAATAGTGGTGTGGGATTTGATGGTTCAAGTGCATTGACACAAACCATTTCAATCGGACAATCAGTAGCTACAACTGATAATGTATTGTTTAACCAAGTAACTGCGAGTAATGCATTACAAATAGGAACATCATCAACAAAATATACTTCAACAGGTATTAGTGGTAGTATTGATGTAACGGGTTCATTAGCAACCACAGGTAATTTTACGGTACAAGGCGATACAACTATAAACGGAACATTGACCGCAGATGAATTTCATACCACATTTACTTCTGCATCAGTTTTATTTGATAGTGGTTCTACAAAGTTTGGTGATACTCTTGATGACACACATCAATTTACAGGCTCTGCAGATATAACAGGTTCATTTAAATTAAATGGATATGAAATAACTGAAATATCAAACGACACAAGTTTAACAGACGGAAGTGCGACATCAGTTCCAACAGAAAATGCAGTAAAAACTTACATAAATGGATTGGTCGGAGGTGCTCAAACATATTTAAGAAAACAATTTGTAAAAATATCATCTGGTATTTCTAATTCATCAACAGCTAGTTTTAATAGTGTTACAACAGCATCTGCACCAGCTGGATACACAGCGACAAGTGAAAACGATTTTATATTTTTTATTAACGGACAATATATGGAACACGACGCATTGACAATACAACAAGCGGGTTCTAATTTTTTACTAAAAGTTGATACAAGTGGTATAGGATATACATTGGAATCAGATGACGAGATACTCGGTATTGGTAAATTTGATTCGTAAGGAGAGTTATGGCTGGACCAAAGTTTACATTTAAAAGCCCCTTAACGATTGATACATCAAATAATGTTATTGGAAAAGTAAAAGGAGTTACTTTTACGGTAAGAGAATTCTTTGCAAAAGATGATACGGAAGCTGTTTTAAGTATAGGACAAAATGTATCTACGGCTTCAAATGTTCAGTTTGCAAATGTAACAAGTTCAAATCTTGTTAAGATTGGTAATATTTTTTTAGGTGATGGATTTATAAGTAGTTCAAATAGTGTGGTAGCACACACAGGTAGTATTGTTGTTTCAGAAACTGCTACATTTCCGTCAATGAATGTAAATGGAAAAGTTAATTACAATAAACTTGAAGTTGGTGTAACGGGTTCAAACACAATATTTAAAAGTGGTTCAAGTATATTTGGAGATGATACGAACGACAAACAAATGATGACAGGTAGTTTTGGTGTGACTGGCTCACTAAAACTAAATGGATATCAAATAAATGAATTATCAAATGATACTTCAATGACAGATGGCAGTTCAACTTCTTTACCGACTGAAAATGCAGTGAAAACATACTTGACATCAACAGGTATTATAAGTGAATTAACATATTTAAGAAAGTCATTTGCACATACAGGAAGTATTACAAACTCTTCAACCGCTAGTTTTAACGCTATTACAGCTTCAGCACCAAGTGGGTTAACAACAACAAGTGAAGATGATTTTATGTTTTTTGTAAATGGTATGATGATTGAAAGTGATGCATTAACGATTTCACAAAAATCAGCGACAAATTTAGAATTAAGATTAAATACATCAGGTTTAGGATACTCATTAGAGAGTGGAGATGAGGTCATAGGATTTGGTAAATTTAACAATTAGATATTTATAAGTAGGAAAAATACAAAAGAATTATGGCAATTATTAAGGGAAAACAATTAACGGATAGTTTATCGGTTACGAATGTAACGGGTTCGAATGTCAGTGCGAGTGGATTAATCATTGGTGATAGTGGTTCATTTCAACACATAGGTGTTGATAATAGTGTAGATGTAGGCGGAGACTTAAAGGTTTCACAATACATCAAACATATAGGTAATGAAACTACATTCATAAACTTTACCAGTAATAGGATTCGACTTAAAGCAGGTGATATTGGGTTTGCTGATATGGAAAAAGATGCTTCTACCCCTTATCCTTTTACAATTAATCAAGGTGGTAATAGAATTAACTTTAGAGTTATGGATAGAAATACCAACCTTGTTCTAAAAACTGATTCTGAAGCGTTCAATGTTGGATTATATCACGCAGGTAATAAAAAATTAGAAACACAAGCAGGTGGTATTGATATAACAGGACACGTTACTGCGAGTGGAAATATTAGTTCAAGTGCTACCATAACAGCAAATGATTTTAATGGGATTTTCATTGGTGCATTATCAAGTTCAGCTCAAATAGCTTCTAACATTAGTGGTTCTTTCACCGCTGCGAGTTCAAGTTTCTCAACAAGAGTAACAACAGCAGAATCAGAATTAGGAAATACTCTAATATCAAGTTCAGCTCAAATAGCTTCTAACATTAGTGGTTCTTTCACCGCTGCAAGTTCAAGTTTTTCCACAAGAGTAACGACCGCAGAATCAGAATTGTCAAATACTTTGATATCGAGTTCAGCTCAAATAGCTTCTAACATTAGTGGTTCATTTACTGCACCAAGTGCTAGTTTTTCTACAAGGATAACTACTGCAGAAACAGAATTAGGAAATACACTTATATCGAGTTCAGCTCAAATAGCATCAGATATATCAGGTAGTTTATCAACAACATCACTAAACGCATTAGGTTTAACATTAGTATCAAGTTCTGCACAAATAGCTTCTAATATTTCAGGTTCATTTACAGCACCAAGTGCTAGTTTTTCAACAAGAATTACCACAGCAGAAACAGAATTAGGTAATACTTTATTTAGTAGCTCTGCACAAGTGGACCACGATTCCACTACAAACTTCGTAGCAAACGAGCATATAGACCATAGCGGAGTAACAATTACCGCGGGAGCAGGTCTTACAGGCGGTGGAACAATAGCAGCGACGAGAACTCTTGCAGTGGGACAAGGAACAGGTGTTACTGTAAATGCCAATGATGTTGCAATCGGACAAGATGTCGCAACAACTGCAAATGTAACATTTGCATCCATAAACACAACAGGAAATATTGAAGCAGAGGGTGATGTTATAGCACAGAATTACATTGTTAGTTCATCAGTAACACATATGACTTCTTCATTTAGAAGTGGTTCAACCATATCTGGTGATACACCAGCAGATGACACTCACCAATTTACAGGTTCGTTATTCATTAGTGGTAGTGCACCAACTGATATCACAACTACAAATAGTATATTCGTAGGAAATGACATAACAGGTTCGGTTATTAGTGGTTCAAGTTTATTAGGTGTGGTTGGAACGGCGACACAAGGGACAATTAATCACGATAGTTTAGCAGGGTTTGTAGCTAACGAACACATAGACCATAGTGGTGTTACTTTAACAGCTGGAGATGGTTTATCAGGTGGTGGTGATATTACAACAAATAGAAGTTTTGCAGTAGAAGCCGCACAAACAACCATTACATCTATAATTAATTCTTCATTAGGAAAGATTGGAACAGCAGCCGACCAAGAATATATTACATTTGGAACTTCCAATGAGGTTAACACATTTGTAAATAATTCTGAAAGATTAAGTGTAACATCAACAGGAGCAAATGTATCAGGAGATTTTGATGTATCAGCAACGGGTTCATTTGGACATATATCATCAACAGGTGTGATTAGAACAACAAGTATAATTTCAGGTTCTACATTAGAAGCGACTGGTGATTTAACACTTGACGCATCAGGAGATATTATTCTTGACGCAGACGGAACAGACATCATATTAAAAGATGGTGGAACTTCATTTGGTAGTTTCAAAAGAGCATCTTCTGATTTTATTATTAAGGCAGAAACAGCAGATAAAGATATTTTATTCAAAGGAACTGACGCTAGCACAACCATAACTGCATTAACATTGGATATGTCTGAGGGTGGAAACGCACAATTCTTAGGAAATATATCAGGTTCACAAATAGAAGCGAGTGGTGATGTTATTGCATTTGGTTCATCAGATAGAAGATTGAAAGATAATATTACACCAATATCAGAACCTTTAAATAAATTATCAAAAGTTGGTGGATACACATTTATTTGGAACGACAAACAAGACGCATACAAAGGAAAAGATGTAGGTGTTATCGCTCAAGAAATTGAAGAAATTTTACCAGAAGTCGTAACAACAAGAGGAACAGGTTATAAAGCGGTTAAATATGAAAAGATTGTTCCATTATTGATAGAAAGTATTAAAGAATTACAGAAAAAAGTTGAAGATATTGAAAAAAATTGTGATTGTTTGAATAAATAATTATATTTATTATTAGTAAAAAAACAGGAGTTATAATGGCAAAAAAATCAAAAGAAATAAAATTTACCCAAGATGAACTAACTAATATTGAATCTATTAGAAATGGTTTTAATGAAGTTCAAACTTTGTTAGGTAGATTGGAAATTCAAAGAATACAGACTGAACAGGCATTAGAAAATATTCATAATGACAAACTTCGTTTAGAAACAAGATATTCTGATTTAGTTGATGAGGAAAGAAAAATGGTCCAAGACTTAAACGAAAAATATGGACCAGGTAATCTTGACCCAGATACAGGTGTTTTCACACCAATAAAATAAAAAAAATTACTTCGTGGGTATATTTTGAGTTTTTTAAATGATATTTATATTCACGATATAAAACCTAATTAGGAGAAAAATAATGGCAGAAAGAATCGTAAGTCCTGGTGTTTTTACCAGAGAAAAAGATTTGTCTTTCTTACCACAAGGTATTGACGGAATAGGGGCAGCATTGATTGGACCAACAGAAGAAGGTCCAGCTTTCACACCTACTATCGTTAGAAACTTTGCTGAGTTTGAACAAATGTTTGGTAAAGAATCCCAAGACTTTTATGTTCCTTTCGCTGCGAAACAATATCTTCGTAGTGCAGGAGCAGTAACAATCGTTCGTGTTTTAGGATTAGGTGGATATAAAAACGATACAGTTCTTTTAGGTATTAGTGGTTCAAAAGGTGTATTCATTGGAGCATCACTAAAGCCTTCAAGAGGAGCAGCAGACCCAGACGCGTTGGAATTAGCTGGTCCACATAGTGCATCATTAAACGCAGGTGGAACAATGAATTCATTTGTTATGAACCTTGCGACAACAAATGGTCAGTCAAGTGCATCAAGAGAAGCATTTACATTATCATTTAATTCTGGTTCAGCTAATTACATTACAAAAGTATTTAGCACAAACCCACAAGATGCTAATCAAGAAGTGTATGTTTATAAAAACTTCCTAACAACACAAAACTTAATGGCAACAACAGATAAAGTGTTTATCGCAAGTGGTTCAGATGAAAACTTCTCATTTGATTATGACTTTGCATCAACACCATCTATTCAATCACAGATAGTAAATGGAGCGAGAACAAGCTTATTTAAAGTAAAATCTCGTTCACACGGAACTTCACAGAACGAAGAATACAAAGTTGGTATTTCAAATATTAAACAACCAGCTGATGTTCCTGGTTCTGATTATGGTTCATTTGATTTACAAGTGTTAGTGAATAATCCTGGTGAAAATGATGACAATACAGTTTTAGAAAACTTCCAAGGTCTAAATTTTGATGAAGATTCAACAAACTACTTACCATTAAGAATTGGTGATAGATATGTTTCTATTGATTCAAATGGAAAATTAACCAATAATGGTGATTATCCAAATCAATCTAAATATGTTTATGTATCAGATTTTAGTAATTTAACAGGAATTTCAAAAGACTTAGTTCCTATGGGATTTGCAGCATTAGTTCAACCACACGTTTTACCAGTGACAAGTCAGTCAATGAGTGGTTCAACCGTAGACGCTTCATATCCTACAGCTTCATATAGATTCACTACAAGCGGACAAGGTCAGAAAAATTCAAGAGGAACATTTGACTCAAACGAATATTATGGATTTGACTTCAAGAACGAAGACAATAAACAATATTTATGTCCTACACCTACAAGTGCAGGAGTTGGTAATAATGTTTCTATGAGTTTAGAAGACGCATTTGGTAATAACGACGCATCAACATTGGGTAGTTCATACTCAATAGGTGCTGTTAAGTTATCACTAAGTGGTTCAGCTTTACAACAAAAGAAATTCGCAGTTCCTTTCCAAGGCGGTTTTGACGGAATGAATCCGGCTCTTGAAAAGAAAAACGGAACAAACACATCATTAGCTAATACATTTGGATTTGATTTCACAGATGCAAATTCAAGTGGTTCAGTAGCATTTAAGAGAGCGATTAACGCAATCTCAAATCCTGATGAGTTTGATATTAACTTGTTGGCAATCCCTGGTATTCTACACGGATTGGGTGGTGGACACCAAGCAGTAACAAATCACGCTATTGACAAAGTTGAAGATAGAGCAGATGCGTTCTTTATTATGGACGGATTTGAATACAACGCTTCAGTTCAAACAGCTATCAGTAATGTAAAAACCGTAGACTCAAATTATGTGGCTACTTACTATCCTTGGATTAAAATCTTAGATAGTGTAAAAGGTAAACCAACTTGGGTGCCACCTTCAGTAGTTCTACCAGGTGTTTTTGCACAAAACGATAGAATAGGTCAAGAGTGGTTTGCACCAGCTGGTCTAAATCGTGGTGGTTTAACAGAAGTATTAGAAGCCAAAACAAGACTAACCAACTTAGAAAGAGATGATTTATACGAAAATCGTATTAATCCTATCGCATCTTTCCCAGGTCAAGGTGTAGTAGTGTTCGGACAAAAAACACTTCAAGGTAAACCAAGTGCATTAGACAGAATTAATGTAAGAAGATTGTTGATTAACTTAAGAAAGTTTATCGCATCATCTTCAAGATTCTTGGTATTTGAACAAAACACAGGCACTTTAAGACAAAGATTCTTAAATATTGTGAATCCATACTTAGAGTCAGTTCAATCAAATAGTGGACTAAACGCATTTAGAATCGTAATGGACGAAACAAACAACACACCAGATGTTGTAGATAGAAACCAATTAGTTGGTCAAATCTTTATCCAACCTACGAAAACAGCTGAATTTATTGTGTTGGACTTTGTAGTTCAACCTTCAGGTGCAGCGTTTGAAGACTAAACGAGGAACAAACCTATAAGAAAAACCCCCGATATTCTCGGGGGTTTTTTGTTTGATAAGGAAATCAGTAGGTTCTTACGATTACGATATTAACACCTACTTTGGATAAATCGCAAAGGTATCAGCATATTCGGCTAATGTATTGTATTGACTTCTAACATAGCCATATTGTGGTTTAGAACCACCACGATACCTAATTCTATAATTACCAGTTCTCATTAGAGTTCTGATAGTTGGGTTAAACCTAAAACACATAGGAATACCCTTGTAATGAGCTTGCTCAAAATAAGGAGCTTCATAATCTTCCAACCTAATAGCCGGTTGATTTTCGTTCATCACATATAAATCCATAGGATTGTGAGCATATTGATAATGAGTAATAGTAAATGTTCCATTTTCTATATACTCACCAGCTTCATTATAATACCCATAATTATTTGGGATTTCTCTTGTTACCAAAGTATCTTCATAATTCCTTGGCATAATACCTAACACGGCATCAGTTGTAAATTCATTTTCCATTTCATTTCCTTTTATATCGTTATCAATCATACTATAATATACTAAATCTTTTTGTAAAAGTCAAGCTTTTTTTTTATTATTCTTCGTAGTCGGTTTCTTCATAAAGTTCTTCTTCACAATCATCACAAAGGAAAAAGCCGTCTATTTCAACACCACACTCTTCACATATTATTTCATCAATCATACTATAATATACAAACAAAAAATGACAATGTCAAGTAAAAACTTCAAAAAAACTTCTAAAAAATATATTAAAATAAATGACTATGCAAAAACATATTTTTTGATTTCGTTATATTTATTAATGTAATAGAAAAAAATTCTTTATAGGAGAAAGAAAGTGGCTGATTTTATAGACCCAAATGAAATGTTTTTTACACCATTTGAACCTAAGTTATCAAATAGGTTTATTATGAATATTGAGGGAATACCTGCATTCTTAGTTAAAACAACAGGTAGACCAAACATAACATTAAACGAAGTTGAACTTAATCATATCAATGTAAAAAGATATGTAAAAGGAAGAGCAGAGTGGCAACAACTTACTGTGACTCTTTATGACCCAATCGTTCCAAGTGGAGCACAAGCAGTTATGGAGTGGGTAAGATTACACCACGAGTCAGTTACAGGTCGTGACGGATATTCAGACTTCTATAAAAAAGATATTACATTTAATGTATTGGGGCCAGTCGGTGATAAGGTTGAAGAGTGGACTTTAAAAGGTGCATTTATTCAAGCAGCAACTTTTAGTGATATGGATTACGGAGCAACTAATGTTTCAGATATTTCATTAACTTTAAGATACGACTACGCAATACTACAATTCTAAGGAGAAAGTTATGTGGGCAATATTTAAAGACAATAATGAATACAACGAGAAATCAATAATTGGTTTCGGTGCATTCACAGTAATGGTCTTATTTGCA